ACGGTCACATCGTCCTTGTAGTCCATCAGCATGGTATAAATCTGGCTGGCGGCGATGCAGTCTCCGCCGGGCGAATTGATCCAGATGGTGATGGGGCCGCTTCCCGCGAAAAGTTCCGCGCGGAACGCAGCCGGCGTGATATCATCGTCAAACCAGCTTTCCTCGGCAATCGTGCCGTACAGTTCAAGGACCCGCTCTGAGGACGGCTCTTCGCCCGTTTGATTCGTCCAATTCCAAAAGCGGCGAGCCGCCGCCGGCATTTCGCGCCCGTTTTCTGATGCGGACTTCAGACTCTGTACCTGCGTCTGGTGCTGATTCTGGTTCTGTAGATTGGTATTCATCGGATTGTTCCTCCTCTCTGTTGTTGTCTGTACCGGCGAAAGCGCCGGCATCGGCAAGCTTGGTCATGGCGCCGTTAATGAGGTACAAATCGCCGCCGTCCTCTTTCGGGATGCGGTCGAGGTTCTCCAGTTCCCGGATATCGTTTGCCGACATCCAGCCGTTCTGCCTTGCCGTTGCGTAGCCGTTCATGCGGCTGGCATAGTCGCCGCGGAGCAGGCCCTCCACATTGAATTTCACGAAATAGGCTTTCTTTTCGTCGGGAGTCAGGAGCCGCCGCTGAATGGACTGCTCCCAGCGGATCACCCACGGGTCCAGCGTATACTTCACAAACTCCAGACTCTGCTGTTCAATGTTGGAGAAGCTGGACTTTTCCAGGTCGCCGACCATATGCGGCGGCACACGGAAGATCCGCGCGATCTCGTTGATCTGGAACTTGCGAGTTTCCAGAAACTGCGCCTGCTCCGGTGAAATGGAGATGGGCGTGTATTTCATGCCTTCCTCCAGCACGGCGATCTTGTTGCTGTTTGCCGAGCCGCCGAAGGTCTGCTGCCAGCTTTCTCGCACCTTGCTGGGGTCCTTGATCGTGCCGGGATGCTCCAGGACACCGCTCGGCGCCGCGCCGTTGGCGAAGAACTTGCTGCCGTATTCCTCTGTGGCAATCGCAAGCCCGATGGCGTTCTTTGCCATTGCGATGGGCGAATAGCCCACCAGCCCGTCAAAGCCAAGCCCCGGAATATGCAGCACATCGGAAGGCTGAAGAATCACCGTACTGCCTTTCATGGTGTGCGCCTCATCGGAGGACCGCTGGTACTGGTAATACAGCTGCCCGTTCGTGTCCCGGTTGACCGTCATTTTATTCGGCATCAGCGGATACAGGGCAATGACCTGTCCTTTGCCGTTGCGGATAATCTGGGCATAGGCGTTTCCCCACAACAAAAGATGAGTCATCAGCGTTTCACGGAACACGAATGAACTCATCTCCGGATTCGGCTCGTCATGGAGCAGAAGGTATAACGGATGGCCGATAGCTTTTTCCTTGCCGCCGTCCTCTTTGTAACGATAGAGGTGGAGGGGCAGCCCCGCAATCGCCTCCGACAGGATGCGCACGCAGGCATACACCGCCGTCATCTGCATGGCGGAGCGCTCGGTCACCAGCTTGCCGGAGGAAGAACCGCCGAGATAAAAGGCATAGCTGCTGCCCGGGGTTCTGTTTTCAGGCTTATCCCTTGAGCGGAACAAGCCGCTGAAGATTCCCATAAAAATCACGCTCCTTCTTAAAACACCAGAAGCCCTCTGGTGTCGTAAACGCTCTCGCCCGTATCATTGCCGCACCGAATCGCCCGATCCAGCGCCATAATGGTGGCGACCGCGCCGTCAATCTTCTCGGTGGACTTTTCCTTGTCCGCCTTGATGTTGCCGGCGGGGTCGGTGCGAATGAAGATGTTATCCATGTTCCATCTAAGAACAGGGTTACCGCCGTGGGCGATTTTTTCTTCCAATGTCAGCTTCATCAGTTCCTTGGTGGGCGGGGACATATCCTTGAAGCCCTGCCCGAACGGAATAACCGTAAAGCCCATGCCCTCAAGGTTCTGCACCATCTGCACAGCGCCCCAGCGGTCAAAGGCAATCTCCCGGATATTGAAGCGCTCTCCAAGCCGCTCAATAAATTTCTCGATGTAGCCGTAATGCACCACATTGCCCTCCGTCGTCATGATCAGTCCCTGCCGCTCCCACAAGTCATAGGGAACGTGGTCACGGCGGACACGCAGAGCGACCGTTTCCTCCGGGATCCAGAAGTATGGGAGAACGCTGTATTTGTCCGCTTCATCCTGTGGTGGGAATACCAGAACGAAAGCCGTAATATCCGTTGTACTGGAGAGGTCAAGCCCGCCGTAGCAGACGCGCCCTTCAAGACTTTCCTCATCGACTGGGAACGCGCAGGCGTCCCACTTGTCCATCGGCATCCAGCGCACCGACTGTTTCACCCACTGATTGAGCCTTAGCTGACGGAACGCGTTTTCCTCGCCGGGGTTCTGCTTCGCGGAATCGCAGGCGGCTTTCACCTTGTCGATTCCGACCGTGATGCCGAGGGAGGGGTTGGCTTTCTTCCAGACTTCCGGATCCGTCCAGTCCTCATCCTCCGCCGCACCGTAAATCACGGAATAGAAGGTGGGGTCGACCTTGCGCCCCGCCTGGATGTCCAGGGCTTTCTGATGCACCTCATAGCAGATAGAATTTGTATCATTGCCCGCCGTCGTAATCAGAAAATACAGCGGCTGCATCCTTGCGTCGCCGGAGCCCTGCAGCATGACGTCAAACAGCTTTCTGTTGGGCTGGGTGTGCAGTTCATCAAATATCACGCCGTGGGTGTTGAAGCCGTGCTTGTTCGCCACATCCGCCGAAAGCACCTGATAGAAGCTGTTGGTCGGCTTATACACCAGTTTCTTCTGCGATTCCAGTATCTTCACGCGCTTGGCAAGCGCCGGACAAAAGCGCACCATGTCCACGGCAACATCAAATACGATTTTCGCCTGATTCCGGTCGGAGGCACAGCCGTACACCTCGGCGCGCTCCTCGCCGTCGCCGCAGGTGAGGAGCAGCGCAACCGCGGCCGCCAGTTCCGACTTGCCCTGTTTTTTCGGTATCTCGATGTATGCCGTGTTGAACTGCCGGTAGCCGTTCTTTTTCAAAATGCCGAAAATGTCCCTTACAATCTGCTCCTGCCAGTCAATGAGTTCAAATGGCTTGCCCGCCCATGTGCCTTTGGTGTGGCAGAGGGATTCAATGAACAGGACGGCATAATCCGCGGCTTTTTCATCGTAGCGCGAGGTTTTTGCCATGAATCTGGTAGGCTTGTATTTCTTCAGCTTTCGCACGGCGCACCGCCTCCTTTCCGTAAAAATGCGCACAAAAAAGGCGGCGGACTGTTGTGTCCGTCACCTTTTGGCTGAATGATTTTGTTGATGCTACGCGCAGAAAATCTGTACCGCATCCCTTAAAAACACGGCGCATCCGGGCGCGATGGCGTCATAATACGCGGTGAACCGCGGGTCGTCTACATACATCTGCGCAACGCCCCTGTGCGCTTCTTTGCTGTAATGATCCCAGTAAAAGCTGAGCCACTGCTTATGGAGTTCGCAGGCTTTCTGTGCCAGTTCGCTGCCGGGGTCGCCCTGCGCAAAGGCCGCCTTCAGGGTGTTGTTCAGTTCCTGCGTCAGGGTTTCCAGTTCGCCGTACTGCTCTTTCGTCATGTTCTTGAGTTTGGCGTTCGAACGGCCGACGGCTTCGTCCCCGTATTTTTCCCGGATTTCCCCGCCGTATTTTTCCTCATTGTCCGAAATCAGTTTTTCCTTAAAGCCTTCGAATTTTTCCTCGTCTGTCATTTCCGTTTTTCCTTTCATTGACGAAATGCTTTTCTGTACATTGTCAATCAGGCGCTCCAGCCGGGCGCGCTTCTCCCGCAGGGCGGAAAGATGGCTCTGCAGAGCGGACAGGCCGTCAAAATCCTTCTCTGCCAAAATGCGCCCGATTTCCGACAGATCCACGCCCAGTTCCCGGTAGAATAAAATCTGCTGGAGCCGGTTTACTTCCGTTTCCCCGTAAATCCGGTACCCGTTGGAGCGCACGGCCTTGGGCGGGAGCAGGCCGCACTGGTCATAATAGCGAAGCGTCCGGGTGCTGACGCCCGCCAGTTTTGCAAGCTGGTTGATGGTGTATTCCATTGACGTTTCCTCCTTGAATCTTATTGTAAACTATGACGTAACGTCAATGTCAATACCTTTTTGAAAAATATTTTAAAACGAGAGACAGCCCTGTATGGGGCGTCCTCGGCTGTTTTCGTGGTTAGTTGTACTTTTCGAGGATAGCGGCATACACCGCCCTGATCTCGTAGTCGTCGGGACAATGCACGTCCCAGCCCCTGTCGTAGTTCACGATGTCGCGGCTGTCGTTCCACTTGCGGATGGTGAGTTTGCTTATTTTGCCGCCGTCAATGCCGAACGCCTCGCTCGGTTCTTCGTAGTGCTTTACCCAGTATTTGTACCTATTGCCCGTCGTCGGGCCTGTGAGAATGCCTTCGCTCCACATGGCCGCGTCCTCCTTACGGTTTCTCGGTCAGCTTCCCGTCGACCAGAATGCAGCGGTGCTCCCGTCCGGTTTCGTCCGCCGCAATGATGCGCATCTCACCGTTTTCAAAGGCATTGTATGCTTTGATAAAGCGCCAGCCTTCGCCAAGCTGTTCTCGAATCATCTGCCTGTAATCCATCATGGGTTCCTCCCTGAAAAAGTGTTGTGTGCCTTTCGGCATGTACATATATCACTCTGAACGCCCGGAATAGCAAGTCATTTCCGCGAAATATATGTGCCGGATATCCGCTGCGGGAATTGTGTATATTACTCCTCCCCGCCAGTCAGAATGAAACGGACATATTCCTTTCGGTGTTCCTCCAGCCATGTAACCAGTTCGTAAAAATCACGTTCATAGGCAAGTCTCTGCACCATGTTCACATCGAACATATTTGTAAGCCCCGTGTCGCGGATTTCGAGTATCTGCTCCTTAATCGTCTGCGTCATCGCTGCACACCTCCAGACCCGATACCAGCTTGGCGTAGATGGTGGTATAGCGTTCGCATTCCGCACCTTCCGAGCCTGCGATAGCCTCAAGGAAAAAATCGGCGGCTTCCTTGCGGGAATCCCACGCCTTTTTCTCCCTGCAGCAGATAGTCGTGACGGTATCGAGCTTCTTTACGACATCCTCGCCGTAGATCACGTTCAGACCGCTGCCGTTGTCCCATCGCATGAGAAGGGAGCCGGTGTCATCTACGCCCTCGACCGTTCCCTTCGTACCGGGAGCGGGAGCCTGTGCATCGTCCATCTTCACAAGTTTCACCCTTGTGCCGACAGGGTATCTTTTGCGGATACTCTCCACAATCTCTTTACTCGGAAATCTCATGGTCTGCGCCTCCGTTTCTGAAAGCCGAGGAGCCCGTGAGGTTCTTCAGCAGGATTTTTCTGTCGGTCTTGTAATCCGCTCCGATGAAGCCCAGCCGCAGGAGGAAGCAGCGGAATGCGTACTTCTCGTTGTCGACCGCCTTTTCGGTTGCCGTCACCCTTGTGGCATTTTTCGCCATCTCGGAGAGCTTGCTGATGAAAGTGGTATAGGCGTGTACTGTGTCTGCATCGACCTCGGTGAACCAAGGAAAGGAAACCTTCTCGTCCGTCACCTCAATCGGAAGGGCATCCGCGCCGACCGCTTTTTTTATGAGCGCCGACTTACTTTCCACGATCCGTTTCAGATTATCGAGAGCGCCATCATTGAAAAAACTCCTCGGCATCTCGACCGTAAGCCCTTCTGCGGCGGTCTGTGTCGCGGTTTGGGTCAGTTCTTCGGATTCTTCCTTGAAGCCTTCCTGCACCTCACATTCAAAGCCTGCGGCGGCGATGGCTTCCAAAACCTTCTCGACCTCATCGCTGTCAGCGCGGTCATCGAAGAGGAGAGTTCCGTCTTTTGTGACCGAAAAGTAGTCAATTTCATAGGCTGCGGTCGGCATCCCCATGTACTTTGCCTTCGCTTCCGTAGCGTCGGCGATTGCCTTCACCAGTTCCTTGCGCTTTGCGCCTGTTGCGTTGTACTTTACCTGCATTTTGTTTACCTCCGTTTTCGCTTGTTTTCTATGCCTTTCAGCATGTATATACATCACTCTTAAGCCCCGATATAGCAAGCGAATAACGGGATTTCCTATGTAAAATAACCGCCGGATTATTTGCCCTCAATCTGTGCGTAATACACAATGCCGGAAAGCACAAATACCACATTGGGAAGCGCCACTCCGTTGCCCCACATCTTATATTCAGCGGAATCGGAGTGCGGATTTTTCAGCCATTTGATAAGCTGGTTTTTGGTCTTCGGCTTTGAGGACGTCCCCATAACCATCCGATGCGTTTCAAACACATCCGTCCAGAATTTGATTTCCTCCTCAGAAGGCTCCTCCGTACCAAGGTCACTGCACCACCAGTCCGGGAATCCCTGGAGCCGCGCGCACTCGGTCGGTGTCAGCCTGCGGACGATGTAGTCAGGCTCTTTGGATACAGTAGGCGGATCTTTAAAATCCCGCGCCATCAGCGTTGGGGATTGCTCTTTCAAAGCTTGGGCATAGGAGCCGGTGGTCATGCAGTATGCCACAGCGTGACGGTCGGCGGCATCCAGCGTAAAAGACACATCTTCATTCACGCCGCTGCCCTGAGGGCCGTTTTTGTCAGATCTTCCGATCATGGAACCCTGCACCGCCACCACTGCCATGCCGCCTTGATTGCAGGCAGGGTTGCCGCCGCCGGAATCCAGAGTCCGTGAAGTTTCCGCTTCATAGAAACCGCTGTGGGGATTATCCGACAGCATGGAGTGACTCTGCTTGGAGCAGATGCCGTAAACCTTGACCGCCAGCTCATTGCACCGTGATTCCCCGACATCGTGTGTGTTCAGCGTGTTCGCCGTATCGGAATTTTTCCACTGCTGACCCTCATCGGGAGAATGCGGACGGGTGCCTTTCACAAACGGCACAAACACTGTCTGGTCATTGTTGCAGGAGAGCGTTGCGGATTTGTTTTCCTGAATCAAGGCCCCCTTGCCGCCGCCTTTACAGCCGCTTCGGATTTTCAGCGTCTTTGGGGTTTCCACCACGAGCGGCTGGTTGTTTCCGCCCGTGCCGTAAGTAGAAAGTACCGTCTGCGCCACATCGAGCGGGCCTGTGTAGCGTGTATCCTGTGAATGATTTTCAAAAACCGCCGCAGGAACCGTTCCGGCACGGAGGGTGGGAGAGGTTTCCTCCTCATAACCGATTGAACGGCTGTGTGCGGAATGTTCGGTGCAAAAACCTGCCGATTCCATTACGCATGGCGGATGATGGGCTTCTGCCCGCAGGGTGCAGGTGACACCGTCCGTCACATCCATGCGGTTTCCGGGTCTCACCTGTCGGTTCGGTCGGTGCTTCTGCTCCGCAGAGGTGTCCACCGGACACCCGCACCCTTGGTCGTTTAAGCAGATTGTGCCTGCCGCTCCAGTGCTTTTTTCAGCAGTTCCGGCAGTTCCTTGCCACGAGCGGAAGCCCTGTGGAGTATACCCAGACACGCCTTCGGACTCAAATAGTATTTTTCCGGCACATCCGCCTGCAAAATCTGCGACAAGATAGATGCGTTTTCTGCGCTGGGGCACTCCCCAGTACTGCGCATCAAATACCCGCCATGCGAGACTAAAATCGTCTGCCATGATCTCTCCGGCGGTCGGCCACTTCGCAGGTCGAGGAGTATCAATTTTGTATCCCTTGACCGAGCAGATTTCTTCGAGGACAGACTGGAAGTCCGCACCCTTGTTTGAACTGAATGCGCCGGGAACATTCTCCCAGACGATGTATCGGGGATATTTTCCATCGGTTGTACACCTCATTTCTTTTACGATTCGGACGGCTTCATAGAAAAGCCCGGAGCGGTTGCCGTCCAGACCTTCACGCTTGCCCGCAATACTCATATCCTGACAGGGCGAGCCGAAAGTGATGATATCCACGGGCGGAAGTTCTGCGCCGTTAATAGCGGACACATCGCCGCAGTGTTTCATGAATGGCATCCTTTTGGTGGTCACGCGAATAGGAAACGGCTCGATTTCCGAAGCCCACAGAGGGGTAATCCCGGAAATCAAGCCGCCTAACGGGAACCCGCCCGAACCGTCAAAGAGACTGCCGAGCGTCAGGTTAGGTTTCATCCGGCAGTTCCACCTCCTTGACAAGGTCTGCATACATCAGCCTTTCGCCATTTCGGACTACATACACATTTTCCGGGTCGGATGTGTTTTCCACATACCGGCGGAGAATGACGGATGCGTATTTCGGATCAAGCTCCATCATCATGCAGGTGCGGTTCAACTGCTCGCAAGCCATCAGTGTAGAGCCGGAACCGCCGAATGTGTCGATGACGACGGCATTTTCCTGTGTGGAGTTTTGAATCGGATAGCCGAGCAGATCAAGCGGCTTCGACGTCGGGTGATCCTTGTTCCGCTTTGGCTTGTCATAATTCCAGATGGTGGTCTGCCTACGGTCGGAATACCACGGATGCCTGCCGTTTTGCAGAAAGCCGTAGAGCACCGGCTCGTGCTGCCACTGATAATCCGAGCGTCCCAGCACCAGGGAATTCTTCACCCAGATGCAGACACCCGCCAAATGAAACCCGGCATCAATGAATGCCTTTCTGAAATTCAGCCCCTCGGTGTCCGCATGAAAGCAATAGGCCGCGCCGCCCTTTTCAAGATGGTCCGCCATGTTTTTGAAAGCCGAGAGCAGAAAGTTGTAGAATTCCTCGCCCTTCAGGCTGTCGTTCTGGATGGTCAAGCCGTCCGATGCCTTGAAGGAAACGCCGTAGGGCGGGTCGGTCAGGATGAGGTTTGCACGCTTTCCGTCCATGAGTTTTGCTACATCATCGGCGGAGGTGGCGTCGCCGCACATCAGCCTGTGCCGTCCGACTGTCCAGATGTCGCCCGGCGCTGCAAAGGATGCCTTTTCCAAAGCGGCACTCAGGTCGAAGTCGTCATCCTCGATGTCCTTATCGGTTCCGCCGCCCAGTAATTTCTCAAGCTCCTTTTCGTCGAAGCCGAGAAGCGAGAGGTCGAACGCGTTATCCTGCAGGTCGGACAATTCGACCGACAGCATTTCCTCGTCCCATCCGGCATTCAGCGCCAGCTGGTTGTCGGCAAGGATATACGCCCGTTTTTGCGCGTCCGTAAGGTTCTCGGCGAATACGCAGGGAACGGTTTCGTAGCCTTCCTCGCGGGCGGCCTTGATTCTGCCGTGGCCGACAAGAATGTTATAGTCGTGGTCAATGACCGCGGGAGAAACGAATCCGAATTCACGCAGGGAGCTTCTCAGCTGTGCAATCTGCTCCTTGCTGTGCGTCCGGGCGTTCCGGGCATAGGGCACCAGCTTATCAATGGGTACCTGTTCTAATCTTTGTGTGTTCATCTATATTCCTTTCCGGGCGCGGAGCAGGCGCTCCATCGTGTCATTCGGATTTCCCTCAAAATCTTCGGTGCAGTTCTGCTTCACCACGTCAAAAATTTCGTACCAGATGAGATTTGCTGTTTTCTGATACTGCTGCGACATCTGCACGAACGGAGACGTCACCACGCCGCCGGTCGTCGGATGCTTTCCCAAAAGACCGAAAGTGCTGATTGCGTCCTCGCACTGGATATACCGGGCAAACGCCTGCGCGTAGGATTCGATGAGCCGTTTGTTTACAAGGTTCTCGCAGCGGCGTTCCTTCAGCCACAGCCAGGTTTCCTTGTAGATGATGTCCGCACCGAGCGGCTGGCCGTTTTTCTGCTTTGCCGACAGGTATTCATCGGGCTTTGGCATATCCGCGCCTTCGAGCACCGCGCCTTCCGGCAGGTCGACCGCTTCAAGCTCGTCGTAATCAAGCTCCGGCACATCGTTGTTCATGATTCTTGCTTTGTGTCCGCTGTTGATTTTCTCCGCGGCGGGAGCCGGCTTGTCGCCGGCCCGGACACGTCTGCCGCCTCGATAGGTTCCGTCTTTTGCCACAACCCGCACCTCCTTTGCCGGCAGCATTAAGCCGGGCAGGGGTTAATCCCCTGTTTGAACCGGAATTTTCGTACACGAAGCCCCGCGCCGCTGTCCGCTTGAAGCAGGTTTAGAGATTTTGATACCCCCGCCGGTCAGCCGCGGATCTGTCTGTCACCCATTTCAAGATGAATTTTTGTGTGGCAGGACTGGCAGAGGCTCATAAGGTTGCTTTCTCTGTGGTCACCGCCTTGGGAGACGGGCAGAATGTGATGCACCTCTTCCACAGGCGTCAGCCGTCCTTCTTTCAGGCACCGCTCGCACAGCGGATGCGCCGCGGCGTAGCGGTCGCGGATCCGCTTCCATGCTCTGCCGTACTTTTTGTTCGTGTCGGGACTTCGTGTGTATTTGTTGTACTGCTGTGCGGCAAGCCGCTGATGCTCCTCACAGTACTGTCCGTCCGTGAGGTTGGGGCAGCCGGGGTAGGAACAGGGGCGTTTTGGCTTCCTTGGCATTGCGCCACCTCCTTCGGACATACAAAAAGCCCCGCGGGACTGCTCCCGTGAGGCTTGTTTCATTCTACTTCGCTATTGTAATGATATCACAGGAGGAGTGTGCCATACTGTGCCAAACCGTGCCAACTTTTAATCCGGGACAATAAAATTCTGCAAAGCCGACCCGTGTATGCGGTGTACCGTGCGAAGCGACACATTCAGCATCTGTGATATCTCTTCCCAAGAGCAGTTGTCCAGGTAGCGGTAACGGAGTACCAGCTGCTCCTCACGGCTGGTAAGCCTGTCGATTGCCGTGTTGATGGTTTCTTTGAGACACACCAGATACGCTACCTTTTCCGCCACATCCCTTTGGATTGCATCGATTTTT